CCTTATAACATTATTCTCATTCACCCAACATGTGAATTATTACCTGTAAATAAAATCTTAACACATCATATTAGTTAACTAATTTAGGTTGTTATGAATTACATATTCATTACAGTTGTATTTTTTACTCAGTGCATTTACAATTATTGGTTGGTTGTACCATTTAGTAGCTTGAATTGGCCATTATTTTTCTTACACTATATTAGTAATTGCACCATAATCACCTATTGTCATAGCATAACTCATTGCTCTCATTGTCATATTAAGCGGGTTAATATCTTTTACACCATTTGTAACTTCAAATCTATTTTTTAATCTGACATAATCAGGTCCTAATTCTCCTTTGTTTTAATCATCTTTTGTGACTATCAGTTAACAAAATGTTCCGTATTCAGTGTTATATGTGTTTTTTGATTACATGTTAAAATTGGTTTTTATATAGTTTCTTAAATGCTTCATAGTTGGTTAATCTTTAAATATTATTAACATGTCATCACCCAAGAAAAGTTGCATTTAAATTTTACTTAAATTCTCACAAATGAAATTTGCATGTACTTACATATTGGTTATTGCATTACCTATTGCAGTTGTTGCTTGACCAGTTAATCGCATAGCATATTGTAAACCTTTCATGTGTTTTGATTACCATTTCCATTCTTCATGCACTGTTTTCCATAGTTCAATTACTCTTTAATCAACACCTAAGAGTTCATATATTTTCATTTCAACATCTATTATTGGTTTATCAGTTTGTCTATCTTATTTAGTTAAATCATTTTCAAAGAAACCGTGTATTCCTTCATTTTTTTAAACCATTGTTCTTAATTATTATGGTGTTTTTCCATCTGCATAAATAACATTATCTCTTAATATTTTTTTTAATCTATCTTTAGCTTTCATAAATATTGGAGAAAAAATAGCTGATATACAATAATCCTGCCACATTATTGTTCTTGACAATGTTTATTTCCAATCTTGTATTGGATCTTCTTTTAATAATGATTCTAACTTTAAATGCACTTTAATGTTACTTATTGGTTTGTTTAAAATTTCCTCAGTTAACCTTATTAATTTTTAATGTTTCATCATACCCTAACCAGCTTAATCTAACCATTACTTTGTCTCATGAGGGTCATATGTTATTAATTACTGTTGAAATTAATCTATCAAATCATTACAATCG